AGGAAGTCGCGTGAAATCAACTTGTCACCGCGTGCCTGTAAACCAAATACCAAAGCGCGGTTAGGGTCAAGTCCTGCCATCAAGCCATACTGAACATCTACGGTGTAATCACCATCAATGTCTTTCTTTGGCTTGTACTTAATGTTATATGGAGTTCCGTTGCGAGTACCGCGAAGATTTTTTTCTACATCTCCAAATACTTGCTCATCTACTTTAAGCGCAAGGCTCATTAACTCTACAAATGCACGAGCAAACATTGAGTGTGCTGTTTTAATTTGTGTATCAAATCCACCCATAAGGGCTTGAACACCACGACCTGTAACGATTGAAGCATCAATGTTACCTGTGCGAGATTCAGGGTAACGAGAGCCTAAACGCAACTCTCCTTCAAGTACCTGCTGCTGTGCAAAAGCACCTGCTGGTATCTCCAATGGGATTCTTCGGACATCTTGAGGTCGGTCTGTACGAATAATAGCATCTGGTCCAAGAGCAATGTCTGAGACATCTCGTGGTGCGACCATCGGTGCTTGAACTGCCTTAGTTGCTGCTTCAAGTGAGAGAAGTGCATAACGTGCCTTTGCTACTTGGATTGGCAGTACATCATCAAATTGACCACGAGCCTGTGAGTCAAGTGATGGGCGCATAACAACACGAACCATACATTCGCCAATAGGATTTTTAGCACGGTCAATAACGATGTTATTGCGTGTAGGTACAAACAAAACATCTTGGTCTTTGTCGTGGTAACGAACAATTTCCAACATAGATGACATTGAATTGTGTTCATCCTTGTCGTACAAGATATGTGAGTACTCAGGATAAAGCGCAATTAACTCAGAGACTGGTTTCATAATGCGCTGGTATAGGGCAGTTACGTTACCAAAGCGGTCAATGATTGGGTATGAGCCAACTGATTCCAAGAAGCGGATGCGTGGCATCTGCGCTTCCATATCAAATTCTACTTGTGCTGGTACGAAACCATAGGAAACATATCTATCCGCAGCGGTAAACATTTGTGTAGACAAATCAGAAAAGTCAACGTAAGAGTTAACAATTTCTTCACGCTTGTCAGCCTTCTTACGAGAAGCCTCTGACACCATCGTAGGTGAGTTACAGTTAAATGCTGGTAGCGGAGCAATAACTTCCGATAAATCACGGGCAGCAATGTCAACCATATTTGCCACGATTGGATTTTCAAAAGGACCATCGGGGAATAAATCTGGGTAAACATCACGCATGCGACCTTTGCGGACAAGCAGTACGGATTCCATTCTGCTGTCTCGCTCGGCGAATTGCTGGCGGTAGCGGTCATAATTATCTTTAATATCTTCTAAAGATAGAGCCACATTCGCCTCCTGTTCTATGCGTATAGTTCGTCAAGATTGACGGTGTGTTGTCGTGAGTTGTCATAGCGGGTATGGAACATACTCATGCTGTTATGGTTTCTTGCAAAGACAGAAGCGTTAGTTAGTCTGTCGCGGCACCCAAGTTCTGCAAACCAAAATGCCATGACAGTATCTGTCTTTTGTGATTTAGGTGCATCGGGGTACCAAGTAACAAGTTGTTCAATGAGAGCCTTAAGACCCTCGGAAGCGTGGGTTGAAGGAAACTCTATAAGAGCATTGCTTTCATCCCAGCCATAAAATAATGTTGTAAGTGATGCAACACCAAAGTCTGTGTCCCACTTGTTCTGACCTGTGTGGTGTTCACGAAGCATAGAGCCATTGCGTACTAAGAACTCACGCACTTCTCTATCTTGTGTAAGCATTGTCTGAAATGCGTTCTTCTCGACACGCCACTCAGAAACTTTGTATCTAACTGTCCAGTCCTTGATGAGGTTACGAATGTCGTCAGGTTTCATCCCCGCAACATTGGAGACATCCAACAGGTAACGCTTCTGCGTAGAAATATCCAAGCCAAGAACCACAGCGGCGGTATAACCAGAGCCAGCGGGGTCAAGACCAGCAACCACAATAAGCCCATCCATACCATTAGGTCGAACACCATGCTTGCCTTTTGGGATAAGCCCAATATTACGAGCACCATTAATAACACCTTTGATGGCATCAGATGGGAAAGCAGAATCTTCGTGAACCTGTTGCTGTTGGTAGACCATTGCCCACAAGTTCGGGGACATACGGCTTCGCTTCTTATGCAGCGCTGGACCTGTCCATTTGTCGTAGAGTCCATTTTCATCAGGTATGCCATTGCCAGATAGGGGAGGCATGTTGGTCTTAGCCCAGAGGGTAACCCAGTCTTTCGCATCTTCGGCAAACTCCAATACGGCAGGTTGGGCAAAATATGTCCAAGGGGATGTCTCGTCTGGGTAGCGCATAGGGTCACGCAGTTCGGAATACAAATCTCGTGGTCGCAGTCTTGTACCTACAACCAGTAGTCGCCCGCCGTCATTGTCAATACGAGACATAACTTCGGATTGAATCCAGTCAATCTGCTTCTCGTACTCATGAGCGTTGGTGTGGTCAACACAGTCATCCATGATGATTAAGTCAGCACGGGCACCATAGATATGACCACGAATACCCACAGCCTGAACTGTAGGGTCCTTCTCACCAGAGTCGCGAGACTCGGAGGATAGGTAAATTAGGTCCTGCTTCCACGAATCGGAATTTTTTTCATATCCCCCTGGCGGACCAAAGGTTAGTTGTAAATCCTGATAACGAGGGTGTGTTAGGCGATTCTTGATAGAAAGCAGGAATTTCTGTGCCATAGCCTGTGTCTTGGACACAATCATGATTCTGATATTAGGGTTCTGGCAAATTCGATATACCGCATAGTTGACCGTAATGGTCGTGGACTTTGCGTGTTCTGGTGGGGTGTTGACTATGAGTAGGTCAGTTGACCCAGGTTCATAGGAGATGGAGGGATGAATATCCTCAGGCTCTCGACCCTCTAATAAATCAATCCAATGCTTTTGGTGGGGAAAAACATCTACCCCAAGGTACTTCGATGAAAACTCTGGGAAGGGTGGTACTTCCCCTCGTGGCGACCCAACTTCACCTCTAGCCGTCATAGACCTGATTTTGTCAATGGCAGTGGCAAATTGTTCGTCAGTCTTACGATAGTACTCGTAGGTCTTGACACTTCTGCCTACGGCATCCATAGCCTTTTGAACAGAGTACCCCTGCATTAAAAAGTCAATAACTTGCTTCTTAATAGCATCGCTTTTATGCGAAGCAGAGGTAGTTCTCTTTCTTTCCATAGCATGCTCCAAAACCATTTGTGGTGAGTTTTGGGGCAAACTCTAACCGAAGGCGTAGTCTAAACGAAGCCGAAGGTTAGGGCTTCCTTTAGGGTGCGCCCTAAGGGGCGCTGTTGCTTAGCAGAGAGGCTCCGATATATTCGCCTCTCACATATACTATAGGTGTCCAGAGGACACTAATTGGACACTTTATTTGCAATTATTTTTTGTTATTTATATCACACCATTGCCTTAGTGTAAAAGCCCTGGTCAGACCCCACCACTATCAAAGTTATGTAGGTAGAGATATACCTATACCTATACCAGCCGTTTAATAACCCTGGGGTGATGACTCACCCACTTGCTAGACTTTCTGACTTAAGCAATGACTCTGCTCCTTGCTATGCCTGCTCCGATTGCTTTGCTAGGACAAGGCAGGGCTATGGCAGGCGGTAGCGCTTACTCTCTATGACAGCGCGCTCTTTCATAGATTCGCGCCCCCCCTGCCCTGCCTGCTCTGCCTGCCCCGCTTGCTTGCCTGTCTCACTATGCGAGACGGCTAAGCGTGTGAGCGTGGCGGTGTGATGTTCATCACAATGTCCGAATTGCCCGATAAGTCCCCTTGACTATGCGTAAGCGAACCGATTGAATACGGGTATTAAGTCAGAGCGACTTAAGACATGACAGGAGATAAGACTATGAATACAGCACTTAAGACACAAGGCAAGGCAAGCAAAGCCGAGGCGCTCTCAACATTGACCCGCGCCCTTGAGCAGGCTCACGAACTTATCAAAGCCGAGACAGGAGCGCCCCGCGCAACTATTCTAGTGACCCGCGCCCTTAAGGGTAAAAAGGGACATTTCACCCCGTTCACACCTTGGCAGAATGGCGGAGAATCTTTCAATGAGATTGCTTTCAACCTTGAACATTTCACCACTGGCGAGGAGATTCTTTCTACCCTGCTCCATGAGGTAGCACACTCAATGAATCACGCTAACGGAATTCAAGATTGCTCCGCGAATCAATATCACAATTCTAAGTTCAAGTCTCAAGCCGAGGC